TTCATTATGAATCGTATCAACCAATTCATGTGAGGCTTTACGCGGGGAGGCGGGGAAGGTGTGAATATCAACGGTATCTGGGAAGCCTTTTAATTCCCACTTGACAACACACGCAAGAATCGCGGGGAGCTTCATCTTGTCGAGTGCAACGGTGTAATAACTGCCGTCCTCATTTTTCTGTGGGAGTTGCAGGCTGTCGTTAATAATCGTTGCCTGTTCAATGTCGAGAGGGTCAGCCAAATCGACCGTCCCCTCCCATTTTCCTGTGATGGTTATCTTTTTCACTGCTTACTGCTTTCTGCCTTGCGGCGTTAGGTTAGGTTTCTGCGGCTGTTCCAAATGCGGGAGCGGTTGCTCCGAATACGTCAAGCTGTGCGCTCCAAGTATTAGCAGACGGGTCAATATTGAAACTGTGGCAGAGATAGCCACTGGTTGCGGATGAAGTGATACCAAACTGCGGCGCGCCAGCTTCCCATGCCGCCCGAATACCAAAGCGCAAGTCAAGAGATAACGGAGTACTAAGTCCATTGATTGCGGTCATGTGTGCGACAATCACCGTATCAATTGGGCCGCCCAAAGTCAACGCGGCGGTAGGTTGTCCGATAACGATATTTTTCACGCCATCGGAGAAAGCGGTAACGTCCTGAGTTTCATACGTTACGCCAACCGTACCGACTGAATTTACATAGGCGGAGATGTCGGTCAAAGTACCCCCGCTGTTGTCAAGAAAAACGCCGATATACTTACTATGTGTTCTGCCTGTTAAAGCTGCCATTTGTTGCTCCTTATGCTAGATTATTTCTGATAAACGCGGCGGTAAATGAACAAGTACTCGCCGTTCCAAATGCGACTTGAAAACGTAAATACCTACGGACTGTTGCTGTCGTACCGAGTGCAACCATTCCGTACTTAGGCGCGGAAGCCGCCGTGATACTGCCTGACGTTGCGCCTGATAATGCGGAAAATGACGGGTTGGTATTTGTGGCCGCATCATCAACGGATAGAGTCACCGTTCCATCACTGGAATGCAGGTGATATACAAAGATACCGCCTAGCGCGGACGCGCCACCAATATCATCAATTCCAACCGCAGTATTAGCCGCTGTTTCTGTACCGCTGGGGTGAAGTAGAGCGCCCCAGGGTTTCTTATACGTCAGAGTTGAAGCGTATGACGCGCCACCAAAAGGAACGGTGACAGCGACAAATCCAGTACCTGCCTCTGCGTTGTATGCTGTCTGTTCAAACATCCAAGAGAATACAGGATCACCAGCAACAGGCGCGGCGTTCTTACCGAAAGCGAGTGTATAGGTTTTTGTCCCACTTCCCGCACTTGTCAAGGCGAACAATCCAGCGGCATCATTATCAAGAAACGCTGAATAACCACCCGCCTGTATATCTCCTTGACCAATAAGAATATTTTTACACCCATCGGTAAAGGCCGCATCTGGTTCTGCGCCGAATGTCCAATCAATCGAGCCAACAGAGCGGGTATATCCTGAAACATCAACGCCGTTGATATAGGCGCGGACGTGTTTAGTGTGGGTTCTTGTCATTGTGTATACTCCAGTACTCTTAGGCTAAATTCCAAGCCCCAAAACTCAACGCCTGCGGGGTCTGTTATCACGCCTAAATTGCCTATGCTGTTAATCTTCACATCCACCGCGCCACTAATCGCATCGTTTGAATCAATGGCAACTAAGATAGCAGATAGCTTTTCAATCAATCCGCTAAACGCGGCAAACGCTGAAAGCCCACCAACTTCGCAAAATAGAAACACATAGTTAAGCGTATAGTTCGTGTTTATCTTTGCGCTTCCGTTGCTCCCGAATGTTTCAAACGTCACTGATAAATCAGTCACAAAGTTATTCGGTTGCGGGATAATAAGAGGGGTCAAGAGCCGCGCCGCCTCTGGTATCTGGTCAATATCTTTGATTGTTACACCAGAGATAATTAAACCCGCTATGCTATCTGTCACAGTGGATATAGTGGAGGCGATTGTCATAGCCTGTCCTTGTGTGACTCAATGAACGCCTGTGCTGTTGCGGGAATATCGCGGGGTGAGATAACCACGCCCGCGCCTGTGATGGTCACTGCGCTTGACGTAGTGTTACCAAATCTGCGGCGGTATGCGCTGTTTGCAATTTCAAGGACGGCATTTTTTGCGCCTTGTTCTGGTTGCCAGTAGTACACGGCTGTATTGATAAGATGTGAAGCCGCTGTGCTTCCGTTTGCGCCGCGTGTGTCAATATTAAGCGTGTTTGTATTGACCGTACCCTGTACCAGTTCATTGTTCACACGCCATACTTGCCCCGTCTTTAGCGTATGGCCTGCGGTCATCGTGAATGATAATGTGGATGTATCAGCAACCGCCGCACCCAAAGTACCCGCAAGTTTCCAACCCTCCGCAGAGTATCTCTGCCTAAATCCCCAAATGGCATTGATACTCACGGCATTTTCGTAACTCCCCGCGCTATTCGTCAACCATGTATAAGATGAGATGTCAGTAATTTTTAAAGCATAGGCGGGGTAGATATTGCGAGGTACTAAGTAATATTCTGTTGACGGCATGGTAGTACTGTCACCGTTGGTCAGGGTCAAGACTTCCAGTAAATCTTCATCAACGCACAATTCGCGGCTTTCTGGTACGTCAAAATAACGGGTCTGTACATACGGGTAAAAGTTGCGGCCTGTTTCATCGTCAATATAACGGCTTGCAGTTTCAAGTAATCCTTCAATTACCCCGTCATCTGTTACATCGGGTTCGGATGCTTGCCCGCGTGCGACTACATAGGCTTTATAGTCCGCCAGTGTTGCGTAAACATTTACAGCGGTCATTGGTTAGCCTTCGTAATGGAAAATAACCTTGCCAGACTTGGCATTTCCACCGCTGGCAACCACCACCTTTAGCACGCCCGCAAGGATTGGCAGACAACGATCTCCGCCGCTTGTACCAGTAAGAGCCGCGCCATCAGCTACGGCATGGACTAAATCGCGGGGATAGAACCATGCAACGGCTGTCCCTGCGGTGGCTTTAGTCAATAGCGGCTTTGTGCCTACGCCTTGACAGGTTACGGTAATTGTTGCGCCGTTGTCAACATCACCAGGTTGGTACTCAATTGCATAGAGCTTACCGTTTGCATTGTGACCGAGAGCGGTTGCGCTCCCATCGGCAGCGGTTGTAAAGCTAATCGTTTGTTTGTTCATTTCTTGCCTCGCTTGACAGCTTTAATCACAGGTTCGGCCACCCCGTCAATGTGTTGAGGCTCTTTGTCCTCATGTGCAGTGACTTCAATCTGTGGGACTTCAATAGGCTCAACAAATAACACGGCGCGTTTTTCACGCACCAATAATTCAGCGGTTTCAGCGTCAAAGTCCACCACCTCATTATTCTTGTAAAAAATGTTTTTTGTCTCGCGGCCTTGAAAATCCTGTAAGAATTTAACTTTCATTTTATTTGTTATCCACGTACTCAACACAGATAAAAGCTGTGCCTGTTGCAGTTGTGGCGATACCCGTGTGACGTAGGAATACCGTACCGTTTGCGGGGATTTCATCAGTCACCAACGCGGCGGTAGTTACCGAGCCAATAGCGGCTGAATCAGTGTAAGCAGTCGCGGCCACATATTGCGCCCCACCAACCGCCGAGCCGAGTTTGAAGTTTGCGGCGGCCACTGTTTGAGCGGTTTCGTTGTATAAAGCGTACACGCGCACAATAGAGCCACCACGCGCTCCGACTTTGAACAAGGCTTCGTCAAGGGTCGTACCTGCGCCATTGTCAATATTGATATTCTGACTGCGGACTGTGTTTACTTGCTGTCTATATAATCTTTTTGCCATCGTGACCTCCTAAGGTCTTATTGGGGAGGGCTGTTACACCCTCCCCGAATTTATTATTAAATTCCTACGTTGTAGGAAATTGCGGACGCTTCCGTATCACGGTATCCCATACCAAAGCGAGTCAAGGCTACAATTTCCCATGAGTCACTGTTGGCAAAGCGGGTAAGTTCAACGGTCATGCGTCTCTTATAGCGCATCTTCCACTGATCCCAACGAACGCAGAGGATAGCACCAAGGGTATTATTTCCCTGAGTGTCCAAATCAACTTTACCCGCGCTGTTGGCTTTCAGGCCAGTTGCGCCGTAATGGAACTGCCAAGAGGGGAGAATTTCCACGCCGTAAGCACGCTTTAAGAAACCGTTTTCAATGGTTGCGGCGGAGAATACGTCACGGGTCTTGACTTCGGGTAATGTCATGTTGGCATAATGCACGTTGGGGTCAATAATAAAACTAACCTTTGACGGATCAGCGGCGGCAAGGCCAGCAGTTCCCATCAAGCGCATTGTTTCCATGTAATCTTCAATTGCCAAAGCACCACCAGCAGAGCGGGAGTTGCCCGTATTGGTTACAAGGGCAAGTTTGCGGAAGTTGTTACCACCCAAGAACCAATCTGTTGCGGCAGGAGTTCCACCAATATCATTAATGTTTGTAGTCGCGGCGGTTTCGCTATCGGCATTGATAACCCATCGCTCCATCAATTCACGGCCACTGATACCAAGTTGTTCACGCAATTGAGCGGCAAACGGTACAATTGAATCCTCGTTAAGTTCGCCACTGTATACAGTGCGTGCGCCCTTTTTGGTGAGTGTGATCTGCTTTTGTCCAGTTCCAGCCTTTGAAGCGGGGATTGAAGCAACGGGCACAAGCATTGTTGAATCGTTAGCCGTTGTTTCCCCTACGGTGTACCAAGTGGGGTCAACATCTTCAAGCGGGATGTATTCGTTATTGTATCCATCGGGAATAACGCTGGAAGGAATTTTTGAAACGATCCCGCCATCATGACGAATACTGCGCCAAATTTCAGGTGAGTACAAAGTAGCTACCCACTCCGCGCCGTTGCCAGTGTCGCCAGTCGCCATAACTTCGGCGGCTTTGAGATACTTTTCATCAAGCATCTGAGCAGGCATAGCAGACTTGATATATCCCAAATCTGCCTCGCGTTCTGCGGTCTTGGGGTTCTCTGTGATGAGTTTCAACGCCATTGATTTAACCATAGCGTTTGAAGCCTTAATTCCTTTCGATTGCAAAA